GCTACCATTACGTCATCTACACGGACGGAACCGCACACATAGGGCGGTCAATCGAGTGTGTAGGGGCGCACTGTGCGGGATACAATGCACGGTCGGTTGGCATCTGTCTGATAGGCACGGATAAGTTTTCAACAAAACAATGGGATAGATTAAAGACGTTGGTTGAGAAGTTACAGGAGCAATACACCATATACCGTGTAGCAGGGCATAACGAGATCCCAAGGGTAGCAAAAGCATGTCCGGGCTTCTCAGTCAAGGCATGGCGCGAGAACGAAAAGAAGGCGCTTGGAGGGTATATAAATGAAGTCATACACGCATGATGAGTTAAAGGTGTTTTGGGCGGATTACAGTCAGAAGAAGTGCATGAGGATACTCAAGGATGGGTCATGGCTTATTGTGCCGATGAACACACAGCGGCAAATGCACATAGCGGGGACAAAGGCGGAGATTGTGCCGTTAAAGCTGGTTAAAACCTTTCCTGAATACTTAGAGGAATTATAACATGGAAGAAGTAGTACAGCAGGAACCGGAAGTGATGCAGGAGCCTTTAGGACCGGAGAGCAGGCCGGAAACGCCACTGGTATTTGAAAGACTCACAAAGCACTGTATCGACCTTTATGAGCTGTTCGCAAAATCCGAATACCGGGACAAAAAGATAAAGGAAATAAAGGAAGCCCGCGAAGTATATGAGCAGAAAGAGCAAAAAAGCGACTTCCCCTTTAAAGACGCATCATGCTTAACATTACCGTTGACTGCGATAACCGTTGACAATCAGGAGCCGCGCTTTGTATCCGCATTAGTAGGAAAAGACCCTGTAGTAAACTTCACTATGGAAGGTATGGAAAAGAAAGATGAGCCGACACTTATTATAGAGGACTTTTTCAATAAGGAACTCAAGAATGTAGTCAAGGTTGAAAACTATACGATGTGCCACATTCACCAGCTTTTGAACGAGGGTACGGTATTCAGCATCCCACAATATGCGATTGAGGAAAAGGTAGTTAGGGATTTCGTATTCGACCAGCAGGGCAATATCGTTATGAAGTCACAAGAGGTTCCGGTATCCGTAATGGGTCCAGATGGACTCCCGGTAACGGTTATGGATAAACAGTTTACGGGGGAGCCTGAAACACAGGATAATACCGTCACAGAGAGGGAGGGCGGGAAGATTGAGATAGTGCCGTTTACCGATATGTTTTACGCTGACAACCTTGGAACTATCGAGGATTGGGAAGCGGCTGATAAGGTACGGAGAGTGAACCCTACGTATGCGGAACTGATGAAAAAGAAAGATGAATTGGGATGGCGTGATATAGGCCCGTGGTTGTTCGATGAACGTGGGAAGAAGGATGAATCAGATGTTGATAAACTGACTATCACTCAATCGGATTTGAACACCCTTGTTACGGGGAAGGAAACAATAGAATGTATTGAGTGCCATGTTACGTATCCGATATACCGGGATGATACAAAAGAAGAAAGAGACCAGACTGATTTTACAGAGGAGAGGATAATCGTTACCATTGCCCTCAAGTCAAAGACTATTATACGGCTGGTATTGAACCGTGACCTTATATTTTCTAATGCGTCGCTTGTTAAGAGAAGCCGTCTGTACCCGGAAACAGGGCAAAGCTGCGGAACCCCTGTCTATGGAAAATTAAAGGCAATACAGAACGGGTGCAGCGACATGTTCAATGCCATGATAGATGTTGCCTATGTCTGTATGATTCCGTGGTTCTTCTACGACCAAAGAGCGGGGCTGAAGGGAGAAGTATCACTCTACCCCGGAAAGGGAGTTGGCGTTGACAACGTGCAGGGTATCTTAATCCCTCAGTTCCGCATTAATCCAAACCAGTACATCGATTTTGTGAACCTCTTTATGTCCATGTGGGAACGGATCGGCAACCTGAGTGATTGGAACATGGGCGTGTCAAACCAGGCAGGCGGGAAGAAAACCGCGTCTGAGGTATTGGCAGTAATTCAAGAAGGCAACATTGCCCACAATTACCGGGCGAATACTGTACGGGAAGAATTTATTCTCATTCTCAAGACACTGTACGACCTGTATTATCAGTTTATGCCTCTTGACAAGAAGTTTATTTATCAGGGGCAGCCGGTCCAGATACCGCGTCAGTTCATGAAACGGGACTACAAGTTTAATCTATCAGGTTCAACAGATGCGGCGAATAAGATGATTGAACGGAAAACATCGGAAGACCTGATGGGTATGTTTGGGAATGACCCTTTGATTGACCCGGTAAAGCCGAGGGAGAACGTCTTGCAGAATTACGGTATTGAGGAATCGAACGAATGGATAAACCCGATGGCGAAGCAGTTGATTGACGCACTGGTGGAGAACCCGGAACTCCCGCAGGTGGTGGGGGAATACTTACAGCAGAAGCAGGTGGCTCAGGCGGTAAGTGAACAGGCAAACAAGATGCAGGGGATGCCGACACAATGAGCGAACTACGGGACGAAATATTTACAGACGACTTCCCTGCGTACCGGAAGAAGGAGATAGAGGTGGCGGCTGAGGTAGTGTCCATGTTTATCCGAAGGGGAGAAAGCAGCGAGTACATCAAAGGTGCTATGGAGATGTTCAGAAAGATACTTAATATCCCCGTGGAGACTGCAAAGACGAAGGAGCAGAAGGAATTTATCAGGCGCCGGATAGACGAGGATTTTGCGAAGTTTGAGGTTGAATATCTCAGGAGGGCGTTGAGGGATGAGTGACGGCACGGTATTGACAAACCGAGACGAGCAGATAATACGGGCACTGATACGCGGTTTGAAGTTCATGGTCTCATTATTAGAGAAAATTCTTAAAGGGGAAAAGGTATAAGCAATAACATAACCATCTCTTAACCTCTCGCAAGAAGCATTAAGAGAAAAGACAAGAGCGCAGAAGCCTCCTTGTGAACGAAAGCAACAATCGTTCCGGGGAGGCTTTTTTATTTCTCCTTGGTCGAAATAACCCTGCCAGCGAGGGGTATCGCTGAGACCGAAAGGAGAAAATAGTATGGCAGAAGTTGAAGAGCGGGATGCCGAGCAAGACCTTGCAGGCGTTTCAGAAGAGGACAAAGGCGAAGCCGGTGATATTCTTGATGAAGTCATTATTCAGGGATTGGATGATGAGGGCATTGAAGATAAAGCCGAGGACAAGACACCCGAAGGCGACGCAAAAGCCACGGAGAAGAAGCAAGCAGCAGCACCCGTCGATGACCCCATAAAGGTTGAACTCGACAGCCTGAAAAGGAAAGTGAGCGATTTAAATAAGGCTCTCCACGAAGAAAGAAAGTCAAAGAAGGAAGCCGCGAAAGCAGATGCGGAAGCACCGCCATTGACAAAGGCGGAACTTCAAAAGCTCTGGAAGGAGTACCAGGACGACCCGGACACTCTTTTTCAGATTAGCACCTACATAGCGGAACAGGCAGCCAAGGGCGCGTCAAAGGAAGCCATAGATAAAAGCAGAATAAGCGAGAACAAAAAGGAAACCGACGCTTTTCTGCAAAAGAACTATCCAGACCTCTACAAAGAAGGTTCTGAGATGAGGGTTATTGTGGACAACACAAAAAAGGAAATGGGGTTCGACGACCATCCCTACGGGGATTTCGTAGGAACCGCAGTTCAGTTGCTTCTCAATGCACCCACAGTAATGAAAAATATCTATGACAAGGGACGCAGTGACGCTCTTAGTGGCAAGGCTGAGAAGACACGGAAGGAGATAGTCAAGGAAAGCGGCCTCACCCCTAAAGGAAAGGGGAAAGGGGCTGAGATATCGTCTTTGACGGATGCTCAGAAGGACGTGGCTTCACGCCTTGGACTTACTGGAAGTAAGCTCAAGACATTTGAGAAGATTATTTCCAAGAACGCAAAATCAATTTCGGTGGAGGGTTAAAACATGAATACAAGAGCAAAGCAGAAAGAAATACCAGTGACCAAAGAGTCTAAAAATACCGGGTACGTCCATGAGGGTGTGCGTCCTATTACTGCGGAAGAGCAAGCAATCGCAGCCAGAGTAATGGCTGAGGGTTCTGACTGGCAATCCTTGGGAGAGGACAGCATCGTTGATTTCAGTTTCGGGCGGGATATGTTTGAGATACCCCCACCGGCGAAGGAGAAGCAGAACGCGAAGGAATTTGCCTTCAGGTGGGTATTGCGTGACCCGAAGCGGCTGGATGAAATGAGAAACAAGCCGGTTCCCTTCAGGTGGTGGATTTGCAACTCGACGAATACGCCGTTCCTTAAAGACTTTCTTGATCCCGTCCTCGGTTGTGTAAGCAGGGAAGACCAGATGCTTATGTTCAAGCCGTGGTGGATGCGTGACAAGGAATGGGCATACAAGCGGGGGCTTGCGGATGCACAGGATGAAAGCGGCAACCTGCTTGCGAAGGACGGGCAGATGCAGGGTGAAACGGGCATTGAGTGGAAGGCTGGCAAGCGGTCAATTACTGGTAAGGAATTGGGTCATGAGGTCCGGGGCGGTGATGTGCTGATGGCAGACGAGGCAATCTTGGACGAGAGGGCTGGGATCCGTCACTCAGCGGCAAGCGAAAGTGACTTAATTGTAGAAGAATAGGAGTAAAACTATGGCAAATACGGACGCACCTTTCGGGTTTAGACCCTATGGACCCGTACTACATGCGGAATATTACCCGTTAGTGACGGCTGTGGCGACAGCCTGTTACATTGGCGATCTCATGGAAGCCGTCAATACGGGATTGGTTTGTAAAGTCTTTGAAGGCGATACAAGGATGAGCGTTATCTCGGACATCAATGGGGCAGCCGGAGACATGATGGGTGTCTGCATTGGGCTTCTGGATCATAAGGGAGACCCGGTAAACCGCATTGCGGCAACCGAGGCGGGAGATGGTGTTGTAGCCGGGTACGCCCTGATTGCAGACGATCCGAGGCAGTTGTTCATTGCTCAGGAAGATGGGGATACGACCCCCATTGCAGCGGCAAGCGTCGGTTTAAATGTAGATGCAATTCACACACATACCCCGACTGCGAAAAACAACTACCTGTCGAAAATGGAACTTGACAGTAACACAGTACATACGACTGCGACACTGGCATTGAGGATAGTGCAGTCCTACAAGGACGACACGGTTGGAAGCGCATACTGTCGGTGGATCGTTATCATCAACCCTAACGCGCACTTCTTCGCAAGTGCGACGGCTATCTAAGGAAAGGAGGATATAGACTATGTGGACACGTGGAAGATTTGTCAATGAGTATGTCCCCGGCCTCTTTGCCTTAGCGGTTGACAGCTATAAGAATGCGAAAGCCATATCAATGTGGGGCGACTTGGTAAACATCAAAACGAGTAACAAGAAAAAGGAAGAGGACGCAATTCGTTCCGGCCTCGGACGGCCCGTAGTGAAGGGCGAAGGCGCAGGAGTGACCTATGACACACAAATCGCAGGGGCAAAACAGACCTGGATTCACAATGTATGGGCGCTGGCAGTAAGAATTACTGAGGAAGCGATTGATGATAATCTGTATGAATTGAACGCTGGCGGGAATGCTGACGAACTGGCAGACATCTTCACAGACCTCGGTGAAGCCATGAACGAAAGCAAGGAAGTATTAACCGCACGGTTCTTCACCTCTGCGACGGCGACAACCTATCACACAACCAGAGATGGGATTGCGCTGTGTTCGGCAAGCCATACCAGGCTCGACGGTTCTACCTACTCGAACTATGCTACGGCTACCGACCTGACATACTCAACCTTCTGGGCGAATATGGTGAGTGCGGAAAATCAGTATAACCATCGGTCTAAGCCGGTAAAGAAACGGGTGAAAAACCTTTGGGTTCCTCCGCAGCTTGAGAAGAACGCGAGGGAAATCATTCTCTCCCCGGACAGACCGGATACAGGCAACAGGGCTATCAATGCCTATGCCAAGAGCGGGCGGAACATTACCATCAAGGTATGGCCGTACATCACTGATGCGGATATGTGGGTACTTCAGTGCGACGGGCGCGGGATAATTCACTTTGTACGGCGCAAGCTGAGATTCGCACGGGAAAAGGATTTCGGCACGGGCGATTTTCAGTGCAAGGCAGATGAGCGCTTCAGCCAAGAGGTGGCCGATGAAAGGGATTTTTGGTTCAATGTTCCTGCGTAGTTAACTATTTGTGTGAGAGGGTAATCCCCAAAAGCCCTCTCATACAATAACGGGTAAGCGGTTGGTTAGATTCCACCGGGCAGCGCATGAGGGGTTCGTGGACAGGGCGGTGTTCCTGAGAAAAGGAGAATAAGAAATGAGTTTAACGAATTATCCCAATGGGGTAACGAGTTTCGGGGTTCCCATAATGCCTGCATACCTTGGGATGCCTTTTTCCGGCAATGTGTTTTGGGTTGACAGCAATGCCGGGTCAGACAGCGGCGCGGGTTCATTTGATACGCCATATGACACCGTTGACTATGCAATCGGAAAATGCACGGCGAGTAACGGAGATGTTATTTTTGTAAAAGAAGGTCATACGGAAACACTTACAGCAGCGTCAGCTATCACTTGTGATGTGGCAGGCGTTACCATTATCGGACTTGGGGAGGGGTCACTCAGACCGACCTTTACATTCACTACGGCGAATACGGCGACCATCGTTGTCAGCGCGGCAAATGTAAAGTGGGGCAACTGCTTATTCATAGGGAATTTTCTCTCGATTGCAACCTGTTTCTCTGTGAGTGCGGCGGGGAGTGATTTCATAGTGGATAGCTGTGAGTTCAGGGATACGAGCGCAATTCTCGGATTCCTTACCATCGTTACCACAGCAGCAACCACATCAGCGAATGGACTTACCATTAAGAACTGCCGGAGGAACTCAGCGGCAACAACGACTCCGGGGCCGCTTGTATCGGCGCTGGGGGCGATGGCAAGGCTCAGTATCACCGACAATCTCCTAGTTCATTCGGTTGATGGGGCTACGCTTCCGGTGGTGTTGTCTCATGGGGCACTGGTTCTGACTGATGTGTTTATTGCGCGAAACCGGATTTACTGCGTACATGCGGATACTTCCAGCGGGGCGTTGCTCGTCAAGACATCAGCCATTACAGGTTCGGGGTTGTGTTGCGACAATTACATCAGGTCTCAAGACCCTGCGGGTGCTATCCTGGTAACTGCCACGGCAGTACAGTACGGCATGTTCAACAACCTGCATACCGGCGAGACCACGCTTCTCAGTGGCTTCGTGCTTCCGGCGATAGGTGCTGATTAATGACGGATAGAGAGCTGATAGATGCCTGTGATAGATGGGCAGGTGAGGACACGGGGAACCCTCTGCGGGATTGGAACGATCTCGTAAGGT